ATAGAGCTTGGAAGCTAGAAGATGCAACAATACCTAGTTCACCGTCATCTTTAGAGAAGCTACCTAGTTTAACTTTTGGTAGAGTAAAGGCAATGAAGTTAGCAGTAGCAGAACTATCAGCAGTCATTGTTAATACAATACTAACAGGAGTTTCATCATCAAAGTAATCTCTGAAATCTGCATCTTGGAAGTAAACACTCAAGTTACCAGTAACACGAATACGACCAGTGAAAATGTCAGCAACAGAGTTGGAACCAACTACGTTTGCATTCTCAGTTGCTCTTTCGATTGCGAAATCAGCAGAAGTAACCAAAGCTACAGGAGCACCGTTAACTAGCATCACACCGTTTACAGCAGCAAAGATACCATTGTTACCTTGAGCAGTTGGTGAAGTGAAGTATTGTGATGTACCATTTAGAGCAAGGTCTTTACCAGCAAAACCGATATCAACAGTGCTTAGACCAGTTGCTGGAAGTTGAACAGCAATGTTGTTAACTTTCATACCAGTGTAAACTTCTGATTGAGCAATATCAGAATAGAACTCTTCTACAGTATAGGAATCATCGGTGTGACCTGTAGCTGGAACGAATGTTTGCTTACCGGGAGCAGTAATAGTTACGCTTGTACCAGTACCTTGAGCAGTTAGTGCTACACCATTCAATGGTACAACGACTAAGTTAGTAGCGGTGATGCTTGCAACAAGTAGATTTCGTGCGTTATCTGCAACAGTTGTTAAACCAGCAGCACGAACTACCATACCAACTTTGACACCATCAGTAATCCAAGAACCAGTTGAACGAACGATTGTGTAAGTTGTACCTGAAACAGTAACTGTACAGCTTACAGCAGAACCAAGAGTTACTGCAGCAAAATCTTTACCTACAACAGAACCCATGAAATCAGCATAAGAAGCTGCGGATAGTTCACCGTTTAAGCTACCTTCTGCAGAACGCACACCATGACGAAAATCAGAAACTTGACGATCAGTACGAATTTCACCTGATTCATAAGCTTCTTTTGCTAGGTTAAAACTAGCAGTAACTCTACGAAGTAGTTTACCAGATGTATTACCTGCTAAAACACCCCATGTAGTTTCCTTTTTGTAACCAACTTGTTTGGCTGTACCTTTGGAGATTGGCATATTATTTTCCTTAATTTAAATTATCAACATTTGCAAATGTACTGATTTAGGTTCAGCAACCTTGATTATCAAGAGTATACCTCTGCCACCAATTCAATTAGTACAGGACAAATCACTCTTTCAGATACAACCGTATTGCCAGCAATTTGCGGTGTTCTTAATACGTGTATTTTTACACTACCTTCATTTAGTACTAAACCTTTTGCAAAATGCGCTCTGATTAATTCAGCACGATTTATAACTTCGGAAGTTCCCTTGTTTGCAGCACCAACAACAAATACCTGCATTGTCATTCGTTCTCTGTGAAAGCCTGTACCAAGCACAGGATCATCTGGAGTTTGAAGAGTAAATTGCACTCTTTGGTATATTGTATTGGGTGGAGTAAAACTAACACCTTCCCATGCTGTTGTTACAGTAGGAGTTAATGCGTTTAGTCTTCTTTCGGCTGCTCTTTTAATTTCTATGATTGCCATTAACTTGCCTCATAATATTTGTTTAGTGAAGATGCATATATACCATAGATAGCATGTAATGTAGGTTCCATAATACCATAAGGTGCTTGTTCCGATGCACCACTTTCTAGTGATCTAACAGGAGCACCATTCTTGTATGTTTCGTAAGGCCAACCATCTGAAGCAACATATCTAACACTGTTCATTATGTAAACATCATCGCCAAGTTTATACTTTTGACTATCATTATCAGCATTGCTTTTAATATTCAAAGCATTTTCATCAACAGCTCTCTCAGGAAATATAATCTTAGTTGGACCATTGAAAGATATTGTCCAACCACCTTTAGCTGAACCTGCCTCCGGTGGTAATGTTTTCAATCTAATGAAATTATTATATAACTTACCATAATCAGTTATATTACCAAAAGGAGTGTTCTCAATAGCTTCAAAGGTTACCTCGTAAGTAAAGATTTTCACCATACCTTCCATCTTACGAACAGCTTCTTCATGGAACTTCTTTAGGCTTTCTTCTAGTTTTGAAGTATCGCATGTAACTTGCATGATTAACCCTTAACGGTTAGAATCTTGTATAGAATCACAAGACCATCTGCAGCGTGTTCTGTAATGGAATCTACAGTATATGTAATACTATCAATAGTAATCTTATCTTTAACTGCAGGTACAAAACTTAAATTGTTATTAGCTAAATAAAATAAAGCAGAATCTCTGCCGATCATATTTGGAAAGTTATACTGACTAGCTCTGATGTGTTTCTTGTACATTTTAACAGAATGCGATGTTTCCGTATTGGTTGTACTACCCGTTTCAATATCATAAGTACCTTCAGTTACAATAACATAACTGCAGGTTTTACCATGCGTATTAATTGCTTTTAGTGCTATTGCTAAGTATTTATCCATAGTGTTTCCTTGGCTTAAATACCGAATGAACTAGGACGATAAGTGAATGTCTCAGCTTGTGGGTCTTTTACGATGTTGTTATCTAAGTTAGAATCATTGGCTAACATATCTTCTTTTGAGATACCGCCAGCATAACCTTGTACTTTTTCGTACATTGCATTGAGGTCAGGATTCTTGATATACATCTGCAAAGCTTGCATGTAATTCTTAGCTGCAGAAGCACCTTTGATACTAAAGATGTCAACTGTTTCGTCAGTACGCATGGAAAGCTTGAGCATGATACTCTTAGCTGCATCCATTGCTGAACGATGTAAAGCATTTGAGTTTTTAGTTAAAAAGTACGTATACTCAGCATCACTCATAATAGGGAATTCGGCTGAAGTATCACCTAGTTCATAGCGAAGGTCTTGAATTGT